CACACAAGTTTGATACCCAGGCGAGACTGGGACAATACTGGTACTAAACATCCATAGACTGTGGATAAGTAGCTTTAAGCTGTGGATAAGACTATGAGAAACTTTCAGGAAGGATTTGTAATAGTCCGATATGGTCCGTTACAATATAACCAAGTGCTGATTAAGCCACATGGTATTCTTTCTGAATGTCTAGTCTTAGCCAGTAGCCGAGGAGTTGGTCGCTCCGTTCAGCACTGTCTTTTTACTTTACCCCACTCATTCACAAAATCAAATAGCTTTCACATTTTTGAATAGCCATTCACAAAAACTTATAGGTCTGGCTCCTGCTGCTCTTCGATTGCCTCTTCAACACTAAGCTCTGCCTTCCAGTCGTAACGATCGATAGCATCAATCAGGTTACCTTCTTCATCACCACCAATGACACGCACGACGTTAAATATGTCGTATGGGCAGTATTTGATGAACACATCTAGCCAATCACCATCTGCGTTGAATACTTCAAACACTGCATCGTAATCTTCTTTAACTATCATGACCGTCCTCCCGAAGATGGCTTACGCCACCTCTCCATAAACACCATTTTTAAGATCGTTGCAAAACTCAGATGCGCCTGACTGATGCTGACCTGGTGACAACCAAAGATCGCCAGAAGGAGTGCGCACCATCCAACGGTTACGCTGACCTTCAGCCTTAACGTAGCCGTATGCGAATTTTCCGTTGAAGCCTTTGATTTTGAAGTTGCTCATGTGTGTATCTCCTTAGTTGATGTAAACATTATACGATTACATCTAAGGTGTGTCAACACTTTTTGTTTCTTATTTTCTTTAAATGCCGTAATCGCTTACGAAATATTGCCGTACATCTCTGCAGGTACTCGATTGTGAACTTGCGAGGAGTGTTATCCGACTCTAATGCTAACACCAGGTCTTCACCGATCTTATCCATTAAGCCGAGACGATACGATATAGCCGACCCTGACTCGTAGCGGTTACATCGGACGCATTGGGCGTGTATGTTCAAGGTATTAAAACGCAGGTGACTAGCAGAACCCCTACTCCGATAGTGACCTGCATCCATCGTTCCACCTAGTTTATTCTCTGGCAGGTTACCGCACGATATGCATGGCTTACCTTCATCCCGGTATCGCACATAAGCATTCACTGCTACCTGGCAGTCTTTGATGTAATCGCGTGCAGTCTTGATCTTTTCTTTGCGCTCTTTCAGATCTGCGCGTTTGGCCTTCTGTACGGCCTGCTGACCGGTTTTTGACTTGGTATATGACTGTAGGCATTCATAGGAACAAAATGCCCGTAGGGAGCCTGTGATGGCCTTCTGTGAATCGACCTTCTTTCGGCAGCTAGAACAGCGCCTGGTCTTAGACTGGATCAATGCAAATATTCTGCGCCATTCTTATCTTCAAGGAAATCTAATGCCATGCAGATAACTTTGTATGCAGCCTCTTGTAGATCTTCAGGTAGAGCGCCCATGCCCTTCATCTCTTCGTGCGACTCTCGTATGGCACCCATGGTATCGATCGCAAAACACAGGTCTTCAAATATCTCCTGCGTCTGATCACCCTGGAATGCGATAATCTCTTCTAATGCGCTGATGTAGTCTTCATCACCCATCTTTGCCCGGTCGATCTCGTAAACTTCTTCCATCACCTTGTAACCCATCTATTAGCACCGATTTCTGACCGTCTTTGAGTCTCCAATCATATCTGGATTTACAGTCAGAGCATAGCAGTTGATTTATACTGGATAGAACGACAAGTGGGCCACCACATGACCCACACTTCTTACCCACGAACACTGATAGCCTTCTCGATATACCAGACCGCTTTCTTCAGGTCCTCGACATCGTCCCATTTATGTCCGGTTCTCCACAGGTATTTGAATGCCGTCATTTCGCAGTAAGTGGCTAGAGCTTCCTTACCTCTACTGGCCTCCATTGCATCAATGCACTCAATGCTACCCTGGGTATAGTGTGGCGGTCTGTTAACCATGTCCGGTTTAATGTCCGGTACAATCGTCTCCTCGATAGCCTCTAGCATCTCATCGATGATCGCTTCTTCTTCTTCAGTCATGTAGTCGTAGTTCATCGTCCTCTCCCGCAGTCCATCTTGTGTTGACCACTTGGCAACTTACATTGTGGGCAGATGTCGTACAGTCTGTGCATACGATCAATACCCTCCTGTACCCCAGCTTCCCAGGCTTGCTTCATGTCTGCCTTAACACATACATTAACTTCGTATGGGTACTCAGCAATCCAGTCTTCAAACGTCATTACTCTTCCTCGCTTATTCTGCTGTTTAATTATTCGCTGATTCAGGTAGTCCAACTCCCGTTAAGCTAACTAAAGTAAACTATAGTGACACTATTTCTGCACACTATGCGCCAAATTGCGCCATAATGAGCTGAATACTGCACATAATCGGCTTATTAAGTGTCAGAAAAGTATCGAGTTTTTTGTTCATATTTCATGCAAAAAGGTGAGCAGTTTTAGTTCTTGCTCAGGAAGTCCCACGCGATTTGAGCGGAATCAATCCCATCACTGGGCGATCAGAAGCTTGGTGGGTTCTTTAAACTATATCATCTGGTGATAGAGTTCGGTTAAACCTAGTCTCTTTACCCATATCCACAAAACTAACGCGAACCTCATCGCCAAGGCGGTAGAACTTCACATCGTTAATGCAGTGATTCCAATCTTCGCACCACTCCATGATGTCATCGAGCGTACCCATATAGAAAGCATCTGCCTCATCTTCGCAAACCTCGCTTACTGTGGCGATGTACTTAACAGCGCGTTCTTCGGTCGGTTCTTGGTATGACGCAAGCTCTGTGCGTAACTTTCCGTTATCTTTAGCTATGCTAGTGATCTGCTCGTTAGCGTCTCTTAGTCTTTTTTTAAGGTAGCGGATATCCTTCTCAGCAATCTCTAGCTTCTCTTCAAGCTCCATGACTGTATCTTTGAGCGTACTAATACGCCCTTCTTGCATCTCGCAGGCAAAGTTCCAAGCCTGTTCAGCGCACTCTCTATGGCTTAATAAAGACGGATCGTCTCCCGTGTGTGCACTATTCCACCACTCTTTAAATGATTTTTTTGATACTTTCATAATCCTCTCCGTTTATTTAGGCGGGCATGGTAGGCATCGATCCCTCTCTAATTGAATTGAAATCCCACCACGCCCTAAACTTTACTTGTTCTTCCAGTGCTTAGAGCAGTCTATCTTATGCCCTTTGGCAGAGCTATTTCCACACTCCTTGCAAGGCCATTGGTCGCTAAAGATCTTTTTAAAGTTCTCTTCAAACTTCTTTTGATCCTTATGGTGTCCACCACTGTTGTAGTTCCAATTCATGTTATACCCCTAAAGTTTACATGCACCGCCTGCACAACCGTCGTCGTCATCGAAGCTCATCTCTTCTAGCTCTAGCTTTTCCAACTCGATCGCAACAGCGTCCATTAGTTCGTGCGAACCACCGTAGACCTCTAGTGCCTCAAAAATAGTGATCAGTTCTTCTTTGCTTAGTTCCATAGTATTTAGCCTATATTAGTAGGAGTGAATAAAAGTGCGATGTGTACACAAAGTATACACACCGTGTAAATACAATCAGCCATAGTAGGTTGTTTGTTCTGATTTGCTGACCCATGGCATTGCCAATGCAAGCATCTGAGCCGGAGTGTAAAAGGTTACCTTTCGGTCCTTTTTCTTCGTACCTTTAGCATTCGTTTTGATCAGCTTGTAATGCACCATGTACTTCCTAGCTGTCTCTTCGGATATGCCGTACTTCCTAGCAATGTTCAGGTGTGTAGTCTTGGCTGCTAACAACCCAAGCACAACACTGTTCTGGCAGTCTTTACGGAATTTTTCCACTGGTGTTTTGTAGTCAAATCGCACCGGTGGCCTACCTGCCCTCTGCCAACGTGTGTAGCAGGCATTACAGAAACCCTTACAATGGATCTCATGTTTTCCACACTCTAGACACTTCATAGATCTTCTTCCTTTACAAAAACACCATCTGGACGTAAAAAGCCTTTTCTGTCCTTGATTTCAGCCCACGCCTTTCCCAGGCATTCTTCAATCGATGTGTCCTCGATCGCCATGATCATTAGTGCTACCACAATGATATCACCGCAAGCGTCCAACATAAGGTCACGCCTACCGCGAGCAATAGCGCCTCCCAATTCTCCGACTTCTTCAACCAGTTTAAGATATTGTGTTTTAGCATCTGAATTCTCCGTTATGCCACGATCGGCACCCCATTGAATGATTGCCTCTACAAGCTCCTCCAGGGACAGCATAGCCGTCCCATCGAGCTCCTGTGTTAGCTCAAAATTATCCACGCTAGTGCTCCCAGTGTGATCGTGTTCAATACCATAGATGCCTTAACCATCTGCTGTGTTTGTTTCAACTCCTCTAGAGCATTTTCAGCTTTGTCGCGTGCATCCACTAGGAATGACTTCATGTCATTCACATTGCTCGAAACATTACGGCTGCGGTCGTACATGTCGTCCATCTGCGAGAACAGCAGACCCATCTGAGCCATATTGACAGGAGCCTGGTGGTTATCATTTTTGATAACCTTTGGCTCGCGGTGAACTGTTTTTGGTTTGACCTTTACTTGTTTAAGGCTAAGACCTAGATCAGACATTCTTTTGCGAATAGCACTATCTGTGCGCCCAAAGATCTTCACCATCTCTGGTACCTGTCTACCATCCTCAACCATAAGTTTTAGCAGCTCATGTTGCTGTTCTGTCCATGGTTCGCGTTTAGTTGTTGGCTTTTTCATTACTTTATATTCCATTTTGATTTCCCTTGGCTTAACCGCCACGTTGTTGATCGATGTATTGCGCATATTCACCGTCCTCTGGACGCGGGAGTAGTAACCCCAATTGTGCGCACCACATGTCGATACGTTTCATATACTCTGCCATCTGACTAGGTGACAGGTCTGTTGTTGATTTAAGCTGCTCATTGATCTCCGTCTTGCCCATCTTTGGTACTTGACGGTATCCCAGGTGCAGGTGTCGCATTAGATCGTGCACATTCTCCTTATTGTGGTTTAGATTCCATTTCTCGTTAATGAAAGGGCCAATTAAGCCAATCCATTCCCAGTACAGTGCATTCTGTGCCAGTGACCGGGTTCCCTGCTGCGTAACAACAAAGAAGTGACCCTGTTGTTTTAGCAGCTCCTTCAGCTCTCGGCAGACCATATCAATGCCTTGCTCCGAGCTAACCAGTCTTTTCAGCATATTATTTATCCATGCTCAAGAATTCAGGCAGAGTCATATCGAAGAACTCTGCAAACATGTATACCTTGCTTAGACGCATATCTTCAGACTTATGCCATCTGTGTAGCTGCTGACGTACAACACCGAAGTGCTCGCACATGTCCTTGCTAGATATACCCGATCGCTCCTGCGCTTTGCGTATGCAATTTCCAACGTGTGTCATCATTATCTCCAGTAACGCGCCTTAAAAAGGCACGTCATTGTCGAATTCCATAGCAGCCGGTGCAGGTGCAGGTGCAGCAGCAGGTGCCTGGCTTGGCTCTTTAGCCGTAGCAGATAGGGACATGAACTTATCACCCTTCTGAGATGTTTTTATCCAGGCTGATAGCCAGTATTCAGTGCCATTTGCATCGGTCCATGAACCACGGTAATCAGGCTGACGATCGTTTTGCTTGTCATTCTTAAATAGCACGCCAGAATTGCTGTTATCGTATTGAGACATATTAAAGCTCCTTTAGCTTTTGGTATTGTGTTTCGATTGTTTCGCAGGCTTTTTCGACTTCTGCCTGTAGAAGTTTGATGTAATCTTCATCACGACCAACACGCACGATCAGTACCGGCATTGATGGGTGATATGCAACAAAATCTAGCCACTCCGCTTCCATGATCCAGAGCTGACCTTGCGTTTGCTGCTTGTATTTTGTTGGGACCACGCCACCCCTGAGATATGCCACATGGACTGATGGCGACGGGCACTTAATTTCAACCAATCCTTCAGACCCAATGACTCCATCTGGGCTAACGCCACACTCAAGTTCGTCGTGCTTACAGAAACCTTTTTCAGTAACGGTGTTACCTGTTGCAAGCTCATAGTAGCTACGTGCGTCGGGCTCCAACTCGTTACCACGTTCCATCCACTCGGTCTTTTTGACATAGGTGGTCTCTCCAGTTAGCTTTTCAGCGATCAATTGATTAATATAATTATCTGCCTGTGTGGACGGTTTCCCACCACCAGTGATTAACTTATCGAAGCCAGATCCACTAGGGCACCCTAAACGGCTTTCTAGCCATTCATCAGTACCCTGTTCAAAGTTAAACTCTCGCATTACTGTTGCTCCGTCGCTGCATTAGCTGCAATACGCTGATTGATAAGACCCATTGCGTGATCGTATTTAGCAACCGGCAACTGATCTAGTCGCTCCACCTTGCATGCAGATGCAAACTTCTGTGCATCGATGCCTGCATGTGCAATGCCTTCCATCATCAGTTCAAACTGCTCTTTAGAGATTGATGCGTTTTGCGCCTCTACCTCAGCAGATGGTAGATCTTGGCCTTTGTAGATATATAGTCCAAGTCCAGTCGACACGCTGATGTTTTTGGCTAGGCACCGCATCATTGCATCAGATATCTTGCGAGAGTCTGGGTTTTGAATAGCGTTGTTACGGTGATCCATTACTGGTAGCCAGATACGACGCGTGTAAGACTCTTCACCGTCACGAATAGTTAACTGCGAATAGACCATCACGGTGCCGTCTTCAAACTTGTCAAACGTAGTGTCGAAGTCGTAATCAGGAAAGTGATTACCTAGAAGCTCTACAGCAGATGCCCATGATAGGTATGTAAGATTGCCCTTCTTCTCGGTCATGTTATTGACGTTGATAGGCGACAAGGTTTCCCACACGCGTGCAGGTAGTGATTTGTTTTGCATTGTTTTGCTCTCCCGTTATTGAGTCTTCAGTATACATGAATGGTTTACAGTTTCAACACCTTTTGTTGACTTTTTTCGCCTAATACCAGAAATAATTTAAAAAAAACAGTCTTGTTGAGCGTCGTCGGTAGGAGGAAAATACAATCCTTGCCAACATCTACAAGAGGGAATCATAAATGGCTAATAACGTGGAGTTCATCAACAAACAGATCAGTGCATACTCATCAGATATCAAGCATATGGAGTCTGTGATGAGTCGTACCCTGGATAGCTCTGAAGAACAAAAGCTACGATCTGAAGTGGCTCGATTTAAGACTGAAGTAGCAAACTACCAAAAGATGCTTAGTCAGATTGCATAAAAAAAAGCCCGCGATACACAGCGGGCGAATGGGAAACCAACGGGAGGAGTTGGTGAGGCTTATTATCGCAGGACCTGACTGATATTTATAGTATGTCTCTCAATTTCTCCATGCAACTTATGGAAAACCAGAGCCTTACTATCTTGGCCCGCGCGATAACCTCCAGAGTACGCGTAACCATCCTTCCCTGCAAGCGTTCTGAACGATTCAACAATACAGCCGGAATATTCCTTCCTGGTGTCATGGTGAATATGCCCGGTAAGCCATAGGCGGGTCCCATCTTGGGAGTTTGACCATTCAGTCGGGTGATCGGTCGCCATTACCATCGGCAGCTTATCTGGCTTGCAGGTGTGCCCATGATGCACCCCGAAGAAGTTATTGCCGAAGCTGAAGTATTGGAACACCGAACTGGTACAGTCGATATCAACACGCTCATCTTCCTGGTACATGTGCTTTAGTGCAGCCTGCAGGAACATTGCACCGGTGTCGTCGTGGTTACCTATCGTGGTAATCACCTTGACCGTATGGTGATGCTCCAGGGCAGAGTCGATCATCTGGATCATAATCTTCAGGCCGGTATCGACCATCATCATATAATTGCCGTCTGTATCGAGAACGTGCCTGTGACGCTCTGTAACGCCCGCTACGTTGTCTCGGTGGAAATAGTCACCAAGGTTAACGATAACTGCTTGCTCGCAGTGAGGCGCTGTTTTGACAAGTCTATCGAAGACTCCACAGAATACTTCCTGTGCCTTCTTCAGATCCCAGTCTTCACCGGTCTCTTCTTTGAATGCCTTCATGCCGATATGCGGATCACCCAGTGGGTAGATAGTCATCAGATCTTTAACATTGTAAGAAATGTTGTACGGTTTAGGGTCGAATACCGGCAGTTGTTCAATATATTGATCAATTACCTCTTTGATATTCTCAATGAATGCCTGCTTATCCAGGTCTGTTTTGACCCATTGCTGCTTTACCTGACCATCGTCGCCATAGAGAGTGGACACCCCTTTAACGACAAAACCATCCGCAGTGGGATGGTTCATATCGTAACCGGGTGCGTAACCACGCTTGGCAGCCATCTGCTTGGCCTTGGTAAATGCAGAACGGACATAGCTATCTGAGACACCAAATTGTTCGGCTATCTCTTTGCTAGAGAGCCCATCAACGTGCATCTTGCACATCTGGTACTGTTTAGTGGTCTGATCGAGTAGATCGAGAATATGCGGATCTAGGGACATCACCGTCCTCCGTCTTTACACTCGGACTCCTCAGTAGCTCCAAACAGTTGGCTCTGGGAATCCATCTTCAGCAGTCGCTGTATCAAGATGAATAAATCGCCCTGAGCCTTTCTGCTGTACACCGATGCGCTTAAACCCAAGTGTAAACGCAAGACGTAGTATCTCATGTGCGTCAGCACGGTCAACCCCTATGTCACAAGCCTTTGCAGAGGAGTGTGCACCAGGTTTTGACTTCTTAGCTTCGATCGGATGATCTGGGCAGCGGTAGCCAGATGTAATACGCATAGGTTTGCCATATGCCTCGCGCAGTTCATCGAGCTTATCCATGAAACCCTGGTCCATTGGTGATTGACCACAACCACACTGGCAGGCCATTTCTGATTCACTAAAGTATTTTGCTGTCCAACTCATTACTTCTTACTTTTTATTGATTCAACCACGCCACCACCAAAGTAGAAACCAACAATGGTCAACATGATCTCACCTAGCCACATCTCGTTGGCAAAGCGTTTGGCCTCTTCGACATTCTCTAGTGGCACGATTCCGTATAACGCGCCAATTACGCCATTTGCCATAATGAAGATAAAGACCCCAGTAAACATTAGAGCCAAGTAACGCTGTGCTAACTTAAATGGTGCATAGGCGTTCATAATGTCTACTTTAGCTTTTGTCTTTGCTGCAATCTCTTCTTCAGTCGAAGTGTGCATTGAGTCGATCAAATCCATGCCTTTTGAAATGACATCGCCTGACCCGAAGATTTTACCTAGTACGCTGAACATTATTTAGCACTCGCATCTGCTTGTAATCGCCACTCAAGCTCTTTAATGGATAGCTTCATCTCATTAATGTCTGCTTGGTTGGCATATTTATACATGACAGTTTCCATCTTCAACTGCATATCGTTTAGCGTCTTAAAATTCCAAGTAATTAGTGCGAGCAAAAGAGCTAGTACACCTTGTATGATCTTCTGCTCCATAACTTAGAACCTCGCTAAATAAAACATGAAGCTGACAGCGCCCGCCAATAAAATCCAAAACAGCCGATCAGCGAATCGAGCCACACCTGCGTTTTCGCGGACTATTTTAGCCAACCCGTCTATATCGACCTCGACCTTTTCTACGCGCTGCTCGACGTTATCGAGACGACGGTTAGAACTAATCATCTGCTCTTCGACGCGTACTATCTTGGTTACCGCGTCGGTTAGTTTGTCTATTTTTGACTCTAGGCGGTCAAAGCGCTGATCTGTATCCATCAGTAGGTTCCTTCCCACACCCGCAGTTTATCGAATTCGCCTGATAGCATCTTCTTCTTAATAACATCTGCGCGAGCCTGGTGGTCATCCCACTTAACCCCTGCTTCCTTCAGCCACTCCATTACAAGTGAACGCGGAACAGTGCCCACAAGACGGCTTTCACCTAGTACACCGCCACTAAGCTCTTTATTGGCTTTGGCGTATTTTACTGCGTGTGACCAGTCATGGGTCTTTTTGTGAATAAACTTTTTGGTGTCGTGGTCGTACACCATTTCTTCAGCTATTTTCATCGGAAACCTCTACCTTCTTGCGACGGGTACGTTTCGGAGCTGCCTTAACCGGTTCAGCCACTTTTGGCTCATGGTAAGGTTCTAGCTTCGTACCAAACTTCTCAGCACTATCAAGCTCGACAATATCGCCACGACGGTATTTAACGCCATGCACGAACAATGAAGAGTAGGTTACTTTAAATTTAGCCATATTTTTCTCCGCATACAAAAAAGGGGCCGAAGCCCCTTTATCTTACACTAAACTTATGAAGTAGTGTTATCGAATACGCCACCAAGAGCTGCTTCGTTGCGAACTACTAGAGTCAATTCAGTAGTTACCTGACGACGTGTAGAGTCACCAGTTTTCGCAAGAGCGATGTTCTTAGTTGGACGTAGAACAGCACACTCAACCATGTCGTTCTGCATGATGTATACATCGCGTGAACGGTTTTCACGGCTTGGTACAAACTCAACTGAACCCCATGGAGTCATGTAGATGTTAAGTAGGTTCGCTACTTCACCATCAGATGCACCGATAGTTGAACGTTGGTTGTTGTTACCAGTGAAGCCTAGTGCTTTGTTCATCTGGAATGCAGATAGGTAAACAGTTTCAGGTTTACCGCCTTGTTCCCAGATAGACTGCATTACACCGTCGAAACGTGCCTGAGAGAAATCCTGCAGAGCAGTAGTTTCGTCAGTACGCGCATCAGAACCGTCACCAGTAGGATCAGCACCTTCGTTCGCACCGAAGTCAGTGTTAGTAGTCAACCATGCACCTAGACCTGCTAGACGACGTGCAGTAGTAGAGTTACCTGCTACAGCAGCTTGGTTGTCGAATAGAGCTTTCTCGATGTCTAGCTTCTGTTCTTTAGCCACTTTAAGAGTCTGGTAGCCGATCTCGCGTGCACGACCTGCTTTAGATAGACCTTCGTCAGTATCAGGAATGCTTACAGCGTTCTTGAAGATCTGAGTACGGTTACCAAGGCGAGTAGTCGCAGTGCGAGCTTCAGCAGTAGTGTCGTCGCCTTCGATGTTAGCGTTAACCGCTGAAGAACGAAGTGAGTCAGTCTGCCACTCGTGGTAAGTGTTAGTCGCTTTAGTCTTTTTCATTGCAGAGTAAAGCGGAGTTTCTTCTGGAGAGATATTAGTGATAACGTCGCTAAGATCTTCTTTAATGCCGACTGCATCGTATGAGTCGAAAGTATTAGTTGGCTGTGCCATTTTAAATTACCTCAAGTTAGGATCAATCAATAAGTCTAGGGCATCCAATGGATTACCTGACTTTCTAAGTTTCGCCATGCGTTCGCGTTGAGCTTTAGACTTAGATGCAGTCTTCTTGGCACCGGGTTTAATTGCCGGTTTCGCCTTTCGGACTTTTTTCTCAGCTTGCGGTTTACCTTCCATCAACTCAGCATACTTAATCGCATGGTGTAGGGTCACAAAATCCTGGTGGTTTCTGATCATGCCTACCTGCTCTGGAGTATAGTTAAAATACTTCTGAGCGCCTGCAAGTAAGTTCTCTTGGAATTTCGCAGCCTTCTGCGGTTCCTTAAGCTCTGGCAGTTTCTCAACAAGTTTCTGGGCCTCCTGCTGTGCGTATACAGCCTGTGCGCGTTGTTCTGCTGCACTTTGTTGCTGTAATTGCTGTTGCACTTGTCCCATCTTCTGTTGGTATTCCTGCATATCTTTTTCATACTTCTCTTTAGCAGATAGGTACTCAAAAGGTGCAGTCTCTAGCATTTCAATGGATGGCTCTTTAGGTGGTGTCAAAGACAGTTCACCGTTCTGCGCCTGCTGAAGCAGCTGTGCTAATTGCTGTCGCTCCTGCATTAGGGCACCGTAAACATGCTCGGCCTCTTTCTTGGCCTCCGCTGCTTGCTGCATGCCTTTTTGGACGTACTTCTGACCTGAATAACCTCGCTTGAGTTCTGCAAGACTTACCTGAATCTCTTCTCCGTCCACTGGAACAGTGTGGAGTTCACTCTCAGGGTCTGTTTCCTCAGCCTCGTCTTCTTCGTCTTCGTACTCATCCTCATCATCAGATTCTGCGTCAGACTCTTCCGATTCGTCGTCAGACTCCTCTTCTTCGTCCTGATCCGATGCGTCAGACTCATCAGTGTCTTCAAGCTCTTCAGATTCATCGATCGGGTCCTCGGTGGGTTGCTCGATCTCGTCTTCAGCAATCTCTTCAACTACTGTTGATTCTTCCGGCTCAATAATTAGAGCTGTGGCTGAGTCTAGGTCCAGCCGACCTGTACTAGATTCTGTCGTTTCCACGGTGCAGATTCTCCAGTTGATTAATTGTCTTTGCTATCGTGCATATACCCGGCATCAATTGCCCGTTGTATATACACCTCTACTGCATCAAGGGCCCGTAGGATATCTTTAGCAGCAGTTATTTGCTCTATAGTAGCAGAAACACTAAGGAAAGTGTCAACCTGCTCTTGACGAACCCCTTCAATTACTTCCTGAAAGGCTTCGTCGCTGTGTATTCTCTTAAATCGAGCTGCCCGCTCTCTGATCTCGATTTCCATTTAGCTTAGTACCTTGCTTGTTGTACCGCCTGTTGTGGTGCAGTGTCAGGGAAACGTGGTTCCGCCTGCATTGCCTTAATACGTTCAACGTCTACTGCAGTACCGTATTTACCGATAACCTCTGCAGCTTTGACAAGTAGATCTTGGTCCATCTTATCACGTTCGCGGTCATCCTGCGCCAGAGCTTTCTGAGCATCCAACTGGATCTTAGCCTGAACCTCTTGTAGCTTGGTCTGAGCTTTGATCTGTTCGGCCTGTACCTGCGCCTGTGCTAGTGCTGCGTTAGGATCTGGCTGTTGGTTCTGCTGTGCCATCTGCTGCTGCTGTTGGATCAACTGCTGCTCGATCTGCGGGTTCATTGGCATGTAGTAGCGATCAGAGTTACGCATACCACCTAGAGCCAAGATATCAGCCAAGGTGTTGCGGATGTTCGTCATGCCTACTAGACCATTACCTGGGCCGTAGTTCTGCCAGATCTGCATTTGAGTCTGAAGTGTCTGCATTAGTGCAGATGCCTTCTCGTCTTCTTTACCAGTGCCCAGGCCAACATTCACAGAGATACCCATTTCGGTGTTCCATGAACGTGGATCGATCGGTGCGAACTGATCACCCGATAGACGCATCATCACTTCATCTGGGCTATTCTCAGCAACCAGTTTAAGCATCAGCTTGAATAGGCGAGTCATACCACCCTCAGCAAAGTTGCGAGCGATAACCTCTACCTGACCGGCTGCTGCCTGTACAGTAAGTTGAGCTGCTGTAGCGGTAGAATTCTGCAATGCATCCGGGTTAAGACCCATTGATGCGCGAGAGACGCCAGTCTTCTGCTCAATTGTTTGATCGTAGTATTCCATCGCACCAAGTGTCTGACCTGCTACAAATGGAACTGCCATATCTTGAACGGCACCTGCCTGTTTCATGCGAACCAAGCCACCGATCTCGTTGTTCATCAGATCTTCTACATTGACCATACCTTCCACAAAACCTAGTCGTGGAGTATTGGTCATTGCAATGTTATCCAGAACACCGCGTAGCATAGCAGTCGCAGCATCCTGGTCATTGATGATTAGATCAGCCACTGAGCGACCGAAGAATGCATGTGGCTCTGGGTCACACTCGAACACAGCGAATGGTACTTCAGACCATGGCTCAACACTGAGTAGTTCGTATTCACTACCACCCATGATGATACGCTGCATCTGTGCGACACCTGTACCCTCAACGTCCATCTTCATGTAACACTCAGTCACGGTGACGATCTTCATTGACGGGTCTTGGATGTCTTCTTCGTTAACTTGGTCGTAGCCACGACGCTCGAAGTCTTCAGCCTCTGCCATTGTGTCGTAATCCATGACACCGGATAGCATAGAGACTTGGTCGTAGTCGTAACCCATCTCTACCAGGTCAGATACACGCATGTCGGTGCGCTGACCAACACAGTATGCATCATCGATGTTGCGAGCAGAGCGTGATACGAAAAACTCTTCAGGTGGTACAGATTCAACACACAGCTTGCCTTCGTCACTGTATCGATTGATCGTTAGTGTGTAGCTAGGCATTTCCTGCTCTACACCAAACTCATCCATCATTAGAGACGTTTCCATCGACTGCTCGATTACCTCTACATCGTCTTCATTGACGACTAGCATCATCTCTTGCTCAGTCAGATTGGATAGTGTGTATGTTTCTGCTGTTTTATATGTATCCCAGTACACCTTCACAATACCGGCTTTCTTCAGCAGTGCATCATGGAATGCATCCGATAGGACACGGAAACCATTCTTCTCAGCGAACTGGCTGTGGATGTATTTGGTAGCAGTATCTGCTGCCTGAACATCTTGTGCTGTATTTGGTGTGTACTGTACGAAATTCTCATTAGACAGGAATATGCGCAGCAGACTTGGTTTGATATTACGGATGGTGTCACGAACCTTGGTAGCAACTACAGTGCTACGGCCCTCAATCTCACCAATATCAACCTGACCATCAAAGTATCGCTGTGCCTTGATTCGGTCGTCAGCGATCTCTGACTCGATGAAATCTACAGCATCGTTAACAGCGTCTCGTGCGACGTTCTTGATCTGGATCTCATCCATTGGCTGTAGCTCTGCCATTACTTAACTCCTGTGTTACGCAACACTTCTTTAATAGACGCATATGCCTGCTTGAGTCGCTCTTCTTCGACCTGTCTAGGTGTTTTACCTAGAGCTTTCTGTGTCAGTGATAAGCCTGCATCAACTGCTGCGTTTGTTGTAGCATCCAATCCAAGACCTCTGAGAGCTTGCGTTGTGCCTGCAGCCTGAGTTGCCTGGAAATTGCCAACAGCAGCAGGACCAAACACCTTGTCCAACTCTTTAGCAAACCTTGATAGAGAGTATACACTTGATTCGTCTGGTGGTGTTACTGGCTTGGCATTTGGGTCATACGGACCAACTTCTTTTGATGTTGATGGCTGCTTAAACTGCTCAACAGTCTCGTCTAGTTGACGAAGTGCTGAATCCAGTCGGTAGCTGTTGCCGTACTCACTAAATAGCTTACGGAATTCCTGGCCTAAAGCACGGTAATCACCCTCACCAACAGACTCGCGAACAGCACGCGTCATTGAATCTAGAAGGTTGTCTTCAGTATCAATAATGCGAGATAGCACGTCATTCATTCGTGCATATCGCGGGTTCAACTCACGGACAATCTCGTTAGCTTCCGAGCGCAGCGCCTTGGCGAAGCTGCGACCAGACTCTGGGATGCCATTGTTCGACAATTTTTCCCAGTTGATCAAAGAGTCTAGCTGTTGCTTAAGCACATGCATGCCGTATGCGTCCGGGTTCTTTGTCTTAGCAATCAGATCGGCTGTCTTGCGTATGATCGCTTTAGATCCGTCATCCTCTTGGATTTTTGAACCTTCAAAATCGATAGTAGATTTACCATCTCGGTAGAGTAGTGGCTTACCATCAGCACCGATTTCGTACTCAATACCTAGATCATCCATCTGCTTCGCAAATAGGTCGTTGATGCGCATGTATGGAACCTCTACACCCTTAAGTTCCTGCTCTGCAATCTGCTTAAGTTCGGCACCTGCACGACGCTTCTTATCAGTCAAGAAGTCCATGCGAGTCTGGATGACATTGCCAACAGTCTCGGTCGGTCTACGGACCTTTGGACTTAATGGGGCTGCTTTGAGAGCCTCCATATCATTAACCATCTTGAACATATTAAAACGCGTAGGACCGGATGCGACTTTTAGTGTCTGCACTACTGCGGGATCAAACCCAAGATCAATCGCCTGGATTGCAGCAGTATCTTTACTACCTGATCGTGTAAATTCTGCTAAACCTTTTTGCGTCTCACCGCGCTGAATCTCACGCTCAATGATCGGCTTGGCAGAAAACTCTGCCTCACCGGTTGTCATCTTGCGGTTTATTTCAGCAGGAATAGAGGCTTTTTCTTCGTCGCTCAACACAGCGTATACCAGATTGCGTTCAGCAAGAATCTTCTCTAGCTCTGGCGTAGGTGATCCATCTGGGTTCTTCAGCTTAACTGGACCCTGTAGGGATCGGTATGCTTTTAGACCAGTAATTGCCTGCAGAATGTCTGGCAGGATGTAGTAGGCAGTCTCTTCAAGTGGTTGGGCGTTATATCTCTCAACGGCCTGCTGTGACATCTCTGGACCTTTACCTAAGACATCTAAGCCACCTTCACCAAGCGTAGCCTCTAAACCCTCACCAAGCGCACCAATAGTCTTTTGGCCTGCCACAGATTGTGGCATATAGGTTAAGCCACTCTGAACACGTTCAATGGTCTCAGGACCGGCACCACGCTCTTCAGATATAAGCGCATCACCAATACCGGCAGCATATGAAATAGGAGCTGCTATAGCTCCAGTGCCAATTGTTGCTAGTGTCTCTACACCACCTTTTGCAATGTTTGCCAGACCTTCACCAGTGAATGGATCTAGGTTGATACGACCCTGTGGAATGCCTGCTTTTGGACTTTCAGTCATTGCCTCTGGATCAATAAACTGGCCACTGCCCAGGTAGTTGCGCACCACGTTATCAATGGCAGACTTTGGAGCACCTGCAGGTAGCTGATGCTCACTTCCGTCGGGCATAGTAATTACAGTAGCGCCATCTCTTTCTTCGACGCTAATATCAAATGCTTTTGCCATTATGCCCTCGCTTATTGAATCGGGTTGCCGTTGATGTCGTATTTAAATGTCTTTTTGACACCAGGTGCAGTAGATTCTGTTTTTGGAATATCTGCAGTCTGAATCCACTCTAGCGGGTTAGCCAGTTTCATCATGTCTTCACGCGCTTGCTGTGGTGAATAATTAGGGTCCATCATAGCACGATTAGCGATCTCACCCATCTTCATATCGTACATTGCGATATCTTTTAGGGTCTTAATGATCATCTGGTTACCTTCTGCTGTATTCATCAGGCTAGGTAGTGATGCTTGGAATAGACGCAAATCTGCATCAGACATTGTGCCTGAGCCTGGTGGGCGCTGTGCAGGTACTAGACGACTGATGATGGCGTTAGCTGCCTCTACTGCAGATGCACCTTCTAGCTTGATGCCGATCGAGCCAAGTGCATTAGTTAGTGCTGCCATACCACCTGAAGGAGAGCGACTCAGTGCGTCTTCTAGGTATGCAATCTCACGGATTGATCGTTGCGCCTGTAATCCACCTTCAGATAGAGTGCTAAACTGCTTAATAATCGCATCATTAGCACCCTTATTCCATGAGTCGCCTTCACCCATAATTATTTCAGTCTTACCTGAATCCTTGAGTCGATTAACTTCGCTATCGTACTGCTCTTGACTAATACGACCTGCAGACAAGTCTGCTTGTAGCTTACCGATCGTAGACTTAGCGCCAGTATCTAGCTGCGACTTAACAACAGCGTTATAGATGTCCTTAGCCAATGCAGGGTTTGATAGAGCTGCCTGTGCATGCTCTTTGTAGCCCATCTCAGCCAACTGACGTGCAATGCCTTGTGCAGCAGACTGCGTAGATTTCTGCGCTTGAATAGACTCTAAGCGTTTAGCAGCGTATGCAGCCAACTGCTGATCTGGGTTCAATCGCATAGTGTTGAATGCCATTGCGAGGCGCAGCATGTTGCTTTCATCGCCAAAGTAGTCAGACACTTTCTGCATGAAGCCTGGATCTTTATCACCGCCGGCTGCAAGTTGCTTAGTAGCAGTCTCAGCAATCTTGCCTTGAATCTGCTCTGGTGTTGATACCTGTGGTTTTTGCATTGGCATAGGCGACTGCATCATGCGAGCCTCAGACATCTCTGCAGGTGATACCATGCCACCTGTTCGATCTGACATTGCCTTGTCTGCAAGAATATTACCTACTGGAGCTGAGATTGGCGCAGCAGCCGGGCTCATCTGTGGCGGTTGAGCCATCATTTCTCGCTTGCGCTTTTCTTCATCGCTCATGCCTAGAGCACCACCGATAAAGTCTAAAATGGTTGTTGCTCGATTACCAAGTGGGCTTTGAATTGCCATCTCTTTCTCCTATATAGACCCCGTTAGGGGTCCTGACCTGCCTACATGATGCGGGCGAGCTGTTAAGTAAGCAGGCCAGAACTCTTTTACTTCTTACCGTAAATACTACCTGCGGTCGTAGCTGCCATGGTCAAGTAATCAAATAGACCAGGCTGTTTGCTTTCGGTAGTAGTTGACGGTTGTGGTGATGCGCCAAGTGCTTGTGCTAGGTAGCCAAGCGCCTGTGCCGGTGCACCAGTGTAACCTGCATATTGACCTTTCGCAGCATCAATAAGTGCCTGCTGAATAGCCTGTTGCTGTAGACCAACATTCTGTAGGTTTGCAGTAGCCTGCTGACCCATATCGAACGCTTGGCCTGCAAGACTACCCATCTGACTAGCTGCACCAAGACGCTGTTGCGCACCCTGCAATCCTGCAGACTGGTTAAGCTGTTGTGCTGTCATCATGTTCTGAGCACCGAACTGACCTGCTTGGTTCATAGCAGCCTGATTCTGTAGCATGGCTTGGTTGGCAGCGCCTGCACCAAACTGACCGGCAGCATTCAATGCAGCCATGTTAGCCTGTGATGCACCCATGCGGTTGCCAATGTCAGATAGAGCCATTTGCTGTGCATTCTGGAATCCGCCCTGACGTAGACCTGCAATCTGCTGATTAAGGTTGTTCTGGATATTTGCTGCCATAGTACCTTCAGCAACACCATGACGTGAACCACCAAATGCGCCTGCTGCAGTAGCCTGTGCACCTAGCTCATTAGATGCCATTTGCTGACCAGTCATAGCATCTTTCTGTAGCCCCTGAATGACTGACTCATCATATGGGTTCATGTAAGAGCTTAGATCAGTCGTAGCCAATTGCCCTGCTGTCATAGTCGCAGGTCGATAACCGGTTGAACCTACCATTGCAGGACGGTATCCAGTAGCCTGTACTTGCTGTGGTTGGTAATACTGACCCTGTGCAGTGTTAGCCATTGCTGACTGAAGACCCTGAGCTGCTGCAGTATTCACATTAAATGGCTGCGGAGCGCCTGTTGGTGTCTGCATAGGTGGCAGTGTCGCAGGGCCACCACCTTGTACTGACGCCATTGGTGATCCAGTGTATGTATTTACATCAGATCCAGTGCCATTCCATGCCCCGCTGCTTGATGGATCACCAGGAACACCAGTAAGTCTAGCTCCACTTATACCTTTGTATGGAGATACACTACCTGAAGGTGCCGCTCCAGAGCCTATATTGGTACCCATAGTGCCTACACCTTGAAGGCTATTCTGTACAGGGCCAGTGTATGGCTTATATCCATTCTGTATTGCCCAATTCATGAGTGGCTGTCCTGTTTGTGCGGTAGCTCCGCCTGCTGCGCCTGCCATATCTATATCCTCTTAAATTCCGCGTCGCTGATTTGACGTGCTAGGTTTAGAAGGTGCTTTTGCAGGTGCTGCCTGCGTCATGCTACCACCACCTCTGAAACTTGTAGTCCAACCACCACCACTTGTTCTTCTTGTTGTACCACTAGGAGACCATGTACTACCAGATGATCTAGCAGCATCAATCTGAGCCTGCATTGCTGCAGCCTTCTCAGCAGCTACCTGAGCCTCGATCTCTTTAGCCCAATCAAAGTTATTCATGTTTAGACGCATATTAGCTTCACGCGGTGTTAGACCTGTCTTACCATCTTTAGATAGACCGCCACCAAGGTTGATAGTGTAGTCGTAATCATTGATGTTAGATGTACCGATAGAGTCGCGTGCATTAGTACCAAGGTTGCCAAAGAAGCCTGGGTTCTCGACACCGGCTAGATCCTGCATAGCACCAACCGCCTGAGCATTGTTTGCCATAAGCATCATACCGCCACCAGGGAATATATTAGCCAATAGACCCTTCGGTGACATTGGGTCAATATATCCAAAGTCATTGACTGTAGATCTCATGTACGGATTACTTTCGCTTGGGGCTTCGTAATTCCCACCGCTAGAAATTGAAACATAATCCTGATTAATCTCCGGAGTGCCACCACCAAATGTAACAGGTACTACACCAGTTTGTGGATCGACAAACATAGATTGGTTCATTGCGTATTGACCTGGACGACGCTCCGCAAGCTCTGCTACAGCTTGATCGTATAAATCGCCTGAAGAGTAGCCAGTAATACCACCTGCGAACTGCTGTGCTGTTGGTACGCCTGCATTTGCATCACCACCCTGTGGCACAAGACCAAAGGCAGCAGCAGCGTCGTATGTAGCTTGGTTGCCTAGTAACTGGTTTGCGTTTTGAGCTGCTACGTCTGGACCGTAATACGGCATGTAGCCAACTTCAGAGGCCATTTTAGCCTTGGCTAAGTTTTCTTTAGCCGGACCTTCTAGCCATGATGGAATCTGAACTGAGCTAGTATTGCTTCCGCCTTTACCGCCAGACATATTATATCTCCTTACCTAAAGTCACGAACATCTGCTCGTAACCATAATCGGCAAGAACTCGTTTCCACCCTTGGCGACCTGCTATGGTCATTGAAGAGCAGCCTTGAGCCTTACCCCACGCTTCTGCAGATTCTTGCATATCAAGTATCTGGTCCATGTCACCGCCCGCCAAGAAGACATGTAAAACTTTCTTGCTAGGATACACTATTATCTCGGTAACTGCACATGCCTTATCACCGGCCCATAGCTGCATTTTACCTTCTACGATCGCCTGACAAACGTCTTCAAAATCGTGTGTACCACCTGAATATGCGAGAGCAGCTTCTATCCACTCTCTGCATCTTTCTAGCTCGCCCATATAAACCTCTACTGGTGTATTCTCGCCACAGACAAAGTGACCGATGGTGTCGCAGGACAGAATGACTCTGCTGCGTGCGCCTCTAGTGTAACAGCCGTATCAGATGTTGCCCACTTAGCCTCTAGGTAATCACCTGCCGACACACTAAACAGTGCTGTACGGCTCATAACGACGGTTGCACCATTGTCTACGATAGATACCTTGATTGTAGACCCGGCAACATCAGTGCCATTGATAGCAGGCCAAAACCATAAATCCTTTAGGGATGAGTTGGTTGACGTGATCTGCACCGAGAATGCCAGTGAGTATAATCCACCGTCGTTAAAGTGGATCTCTGTATTGTTCTCTAGTGTCACACCATCGCCATTGGCAATACCGTCCCATTGGATCTCGTAGGCCGTATTGATCGCAGCAGCAGTGATATTTGTGTTGCTGTATGCCATACCAGAGCCATCCTGTATGACTAGCGGACGATATACACCATCGATAGAGATGACCGGCTCTTTCTGATCGTTATCCCATAATAGGATTCCGTCCTCTGGAGCCTTTGTCTCGCCACGTCGCCAGGTTAGAGTATCTTTAGCGGTATCAAGCGCCTGCACAAGACGGTTTGCCCATGCCTGCCAGTTACCGCCAAATGGACGTGGAAAGCTCATCGACGACCACCCTGTTTAGCTTCGATACGGTTTGTGCCGACACGCCAATCTGCAAGTCTAGCGCCCTCAATACGCATGCGAATCTGTCGACCTGAAAAACGTACTGATGTTGGATTGCTCATAGAGTAAGCGCCATATTCACGCTCAGTGTCATTAGGATGGAATCGGGTCTTAAATTTAACCTGCACATCACCCTGAGTCTTCTCGTCTGGGATCAGGTCAGTGACGTACATTATATTGTCACCATTACCTAAGCTGATCGGACCAGTCTCTGCCCACGGTGCATCTAGGTTACCGTAGTCAAAGCCAATCTCATGTACGAATGGACGACATGTAGCTGAACAGAAGAAGAATGGATGCTTGTATGCACCTAGATCAACACCAGTGGTGCGACCCATATAACCTGTGTACCAGAACCCTTCGCGGTAGTTGTAGACCACATACGAATCATTCTCAACAGAGTCTTCAGATGGGTAGAACCACCAGATCTCGTTGTACTGCTTATTCGATACAGCGCAGATCTTAGACTTTTGCGATCGGTTGATGTTGGTGAAGACGTAGTCATCTACTTCGGATGGTAGCTCTTGAACCTGACCGCCATTGTAAGCATAGAAGTTCTTATCACCCATCCAGAATGCACCTGCCTGAACAGACACTGATGCCATTGGGCCGATGATGCCACAATAGCTACCAACACGCTCGAAGCTGTATACGAACTGACCACCGATGTATGTCGCTGCGTGCGCATCCTGATCAGTAATGATTAATGTCTGACCCTGTACGCGTTCAGCACACTCGATGTAGCCAGATGTCTGCAGCTCTAAATCACCGGCTTCGTTTGTAGCCAGTGGTGTCCAGGTTGTATTGTCTTCTCGGTCTGACCACTGAACTAGACGTGGGTTACCGCCTGCACCAAGCGCAAAGACAAAACGCTCCTCAGTAACAATAACGCCACGGTTATCGACCGGTGCATTACTTACCTGTGCTGCGACAGTAGGTGTTGTTCGATCAAGCTGCCACTCGTAGATCTTGCCGTCAGCTGTAGAACATGCGAGCAAATATTCACCCCATGTATCCATTGACCAGGTAGTCGCAGGAATGGTTGATTTAGCCTCATTACGCTCAGTGCCGTAGTAGCTAGATCCGTAGTAAGAACCACCAAAACCTGCGTTAAGTGACGCATCAGCATCACCTGCTGTTAAGCCAGTAGGTGTGATGTCGATCAGTGTGCCGTTGTCTAGGTAGGTTACAAGCTGAGTAGCATTACCTGCTGCTAAGTAACGCTCACTAGCATTGGACTTCCAAGCAATAGCACCACGCATTGGATAGTCACCTTCATCAGTCGTGAACGCAGTCCATCCACCAACCGGGCGAATAGTATTATCTATCCAACGAACAAGGTTAGAATCGCGCCAACGGCCTGCAGACTGGTAGTCTGTGCCATTCCTGTAAATGCCCGCAGGTAATTGTAATGGTATCAGCGCCATCAGATGCTCCAAAGAAAAACTGCCTACTAGTGAGGCAGTATATCATCAATTAAGGCTTAGTAGGCCAGTTGATGTTCTCTGGAAAACCTGCTTGATCAGTAATATCGCGCAATGCCTGGCGGTACACTGCCATTTCAGCAGACATGGTAACATCAGAGTTTGCTGTCCAATCGGTTTCTGCTAATAACAGATCACGCTTAGATCGTGCAGCCTCAGCTTTGCCTTCAGTCGAGTTCTCGTATGCAATACGATCTGCCTCAGCCTTCTCCTCTGCAGCAATCTCTGCATCAATTACTGCCTTTCGCTCATTTGCAATAGACTCAGCCCATGCAGGAAGAGCTGTGATAGGTTCGTTTGGCACATCATTGCTGACATACTCAATCTCGCCACTTGTGCCATCCCACTGTACAGCGTGTACTTCAGCAGGCACTGAGCTTAAATCTAGTTCATCATGTCCACGACCATCAACGTGTACAAGACCCATGTCTCGGATAATAGTAAGTTTCATTTTATGCTCCGCTTAAATAGTACCAACCAGTGGCAATGTATTTGTTGCAAGTGTAAACAGGGTTGCCACGATGCGTATGCGTCCATGCAGCAGGAAATAGAACCACTGTCCCTTTCTTTGGCTGAATCTGTAAACCCTGTTCAATAAATTCTGTTGTACCTTCACCTTCCGGTGTGTCGTTAAGGTAGATCATCCATGTTAGACATCGAGCTGAATTTTGACCATCTGCGCCTTGCTCTGCGTGCCACAAGTGAAAACCACCCTTGGGCGGTGTTCTTTGCACTTTGCAGGTGATCGAGTAAAAATCATTCATACCCAATGCGGGATGTTCATCTTGATACAGTGCAAGCGCCTGATTCAATACACCGTTGGTCTCACTAGCTAAATCCTGAGCGTCACGATCAAAGTATCGACTAGCGTCTTTTCGGTTGCGTAAACCGCCATTAGCATTTTCACCACAGTCATTACTGTCTGAGCTATTTTCTAGTAGCTCATCTAGCTTTGCGACCATGCGATCACAGTAATCATCTGATGCGAGATTGTCGTACACACCTATAAAATCAGACATCAGACACATCCTTAAACTGGATCAGGTTATCCTTAGCCTCTGCCGTAGCGCGAAGCAATGCCTGTGACGACTCATTAGCCTTAACCATCTCATTGCGGAATGACTCAACCGCAGATGATGTGTGGCGAGTATGAAGTGCATTCTCTACTAGCAACATTGGTGTCCAAGCCATTGCGCAAGCATAATCGTCAACTTCTTTACCAGAGTTAGGATCAGTGCCTCGCATCTGAACAAACCATGCGCAATCAAACATCTTGCATGGCTCAAAATTATTCAGTGGACAATTGTTTTTAACTTCCAACTTCATACCCGCCCCTTGTTTAAATATTAGTCTTTTGTAGCAATTATGATGTCCACATATTGTACATTAATTGCCGCAGTTGCAGAGCTTAAACTACCTGCCAAGTTCCCTACAGATGGCGCACCGTTTAGAACGCCTGATAAGTTATGCGAAGCAGAGTGACCATGCGCACCGTTTCCTCCTGTACTATTTGTGTTGCTGTAGTAACCTACATTACCATTACCAGTATTAGTATTTAACCCCGCCCTTCTTGCACCACCACCGTGTGCATGGCTAGGAATGGTATTTACAGATAGTGTTGTATTACCTACAGATACGTTACCAGACATACTCACTGCTAAGTTACCAACTGCAGGCTCACCAGAGATACCAACCGTACCACTCACACTAGGTGTACCCAGTGCAGTAGACATTGCAGTCGTACCACCGGAGCTTGCAGTGCCTGATACAACGCGCAGTGCTTTATCGTTGTGTGTAGTCGATTTAGTCCAACCTGTAGGTGCAGATGTTTGTTGGAACAGCATTGCAGTGCCAGAAGGAACAAAGTCTGGAATAGTTACAGCAGCAGATGTTAGCCCAGTAACGTGACCATATGTATCAAGAGTTACATCTTGAATAAACGTAGTGCCTGAGTTATTAACAGATTCCTGTGAAGATGTATCAGCGTGCGCAATAGCGTCATCACTAATAGTAATACCTCCACCTGCAACAGCATTTACTGTAACGCTGCCCGATGTGCCACCACCAGTAAGACCACTACCGGCAACCACCTCAACAACTGCATTATTGGCAGTAGTCTGAGCTGTGGATGCAGCAGATGACGCAGCAGCAGCAGCATCGGCATTAGCTTTAAGCTGAGTGTCAATGGTGTCTAAGTTTGTATTTAGCTTAGTGCCCCAGGTGTCCTCAGAGGCACCAACCTCTGGCTTAGTTAAGCTGTAATTCGTAGTAGTAGTATCAGCCATTGGTCATTCCTCAAGCCACATTAGTCCAAGTTGTAGATGCCTGTGATTCGGCAGCCCATGAATTTGTAGCGGTGCCAATTGGCTCCCACTTCTCTCGCCCAATAGTAATCACTACAGATGTAGATGATACCACACCTGAAGTTAATTGAATCCTTTCTGCATTAGATGATGTGCTAGTCTCTGCCGATGTAGAAGCATCGCCATTAATGCTAGCCACACCATTTGCATAAACGAATGTATCGGCTTCAGATAATGCAGAGCTCTCTCGCACTGCTAGACCCGATGCAGTTGTACTAGATGTTGCACTGCCTGCAACAGATGATAGGTATATGACCTGACCGGCAGATGTAGATGTTGCCAATCCGTCAACCTGGGCATCACCCTGCTGTATTAGTAAACCTGCAGAATCAACTGTAGATGATCCGTCTGACTGTGCAGAGCCATCAGCAATTCGCAACCCGGCAGAGTCAGAAGTCGAGCTAGATGACAATGATGCATCACTTAGCTTAATAACCTCAGCACCAGACACGGTGCCAGATGATGTCTCGACGATAGACTCAGCGCGAGCAATGCGCTCACCTAGCAGGTCAATAGATACAGTGGCATTAGCCGTAGCTGTAGCAGAACTTACAGTGTAGTTCGCAGAAGCTGTACCAGAAGCTGTACCATTTACTGTACCACTAGACTCACCAATACGAAGACCGCTTGACGATGCAGTAGATGTACATGCAGTAGACGCTGAACCACCGATCGCAGCATCGCCACTTGCAGTTGTGCCAGATATGGCAGCAATATCATTAGACACACCAAGACGGATGATCTCAGCCGATGATGATGTGCTAGAGCTTGCGCTAGTGCTCGCTGATCGTGCGAACGTACCCTGACCATTAGCCGATGTACCTGATGTAGCAGAATCAGTTGCAGATGGTTGCTGAATACGCTGTGCTGCAGTCACTACACCAGATGTATTGACCACAATAGAGTTAGCGGTGCCGATTCGTAGACCGAGACCGTCAACTGTAGAATTCGCTGTAGTAGAGGCAGACCTGTTTGCAGTCAAGAAAGCCTGAGCTGATGAGCCAGAGCTATTCGAGATCGCAGATGCGCCCCTGTGAATGCGTTCACCTATGGCAGACGCAGATGATGAATTACTAATGGTAGAAGATGCATCAACAAACTTAACAGCAGAGTAGTACCCATCGCCATAGTTTGTTGCGCCATATGCACTAATACCCTCATCGAAAACTTCTAGGTACGCATAAATAGCACCGCAGTTAGCACCATTCTGAGCTGTGTAAAAACTCAGCGTACTAGAGTCAACCGTAACAATGCGAGATCTTAGCCATACATCATTAGATGACCCTGCGCTAGAGTTCTCACAATAGTAGTAGTAATTGCCTGTGTATCCAGTGGTATTACCAGTGCTGCCAGATGGTGTGCCACCTGAATCACGCCAGAATCTACCTGCATGTGTATCTGCGTTGCTTGAACCTGTCTCAAGATTTTTCCACTCTACAGCAGCATATGCTGATGATGGATCACTAGTGCTTACATTCTGAGTATTATCTTGATTCTTATTAGTCTCAAAATAATGAGTGCCAGACTCAGGATCAAAGGTGTTGCCACCAATATTGAAGTCGTCTAGCTGTATATCACCATCATATGCAGGGCCAGATGCGTGATAAACGACAAGTCTGGCCTTACGACCAATGTAGTCACCAATATCAGCAGAGCGCAAAGTCCAAGTGGAGTTGTTCTGTGCCGGTACTGATACCAGTGGTCCAATGATCGTAGAGGCCATATCTCTATCCTATTAGTCTAGAGTGATATCGATGTCGCCTGCAGGGATACGGAATACGTCACCTGATGCGATAGTCTTGCTTGAACTTAGGTTAGCGTATGCAAGTAGGTTTCCACCTGATGATGCGTCGTAGATACCGATTGAAGTAATAGTACCCCAAGATGCAGTAGCAGTAGGCCATTCAATCGCAGCAGAAGTAGTCGCTGTGTTACCAGACACAGAGAAAGAACCTGCTTTACGGACGTATGAACCGCCAGACACTTCAGTACCGCCACCAGTTTCGCCTGGTGCAGCTGTAAATAGGCCAACGTAAACGGCAGCCGGTGATGAGTAAGCATTGCCCGCGAAAACGTGGTCAAGTAGCTCGGTTTCTAGGTAGTTTGAAAAAGACATTAGCCCATTCCTCTAAGTTTAAGTTTGAGCCCAGAACCAGAATACTGAGCTTTTTCACCTGAATCAATCAGATTAGATACAGCAGCAGAATACATCTGCGCCCAAACAGCCACCCTAGCATCGTCTGCTAAGTATGGTGCAGAATGCAGTAGAGTGCCATACAAATAAACATCTGGGGCCTCAGAGAGTAGCCAGTTGCTTGCTTGAGAGTCACCTAATGCATCCAATTTCTTGTAGTATACCAGTTCTATATCGGTATCTTCTACCGGTGTCGGGTATAGCTCGAATTCGCCACGAACATGCGCATAAAGTGTGGGCACACCTGCCTGGTCTTCACTGCTTGCTCGCTTGTCTGCAATAGTCGCAATCGATGCTAGGTTGATCGGTGATGTACCGTTACCAACAACATGCATACGGATAGTCTCTACCCAGTCAGCAGGGATCTGCATGTACTGGTCGCCACCTGATTGCTGACCACTTGATCGTCCTTCCATACGCCAGTGACGTACTGAACGGTTAATATCTGCCTCAGCCAACGTGATGAACGTAGGAATGACAGAATCGAGATCGTCTCGGTTGAGGAAATCGGCAACAGCAGACTTCAGCTCAGTGTATGTTGAAATAGCCATTATTTACCTCGGCCTTTGCCTTTGCCTTTCTTCTTGCTGCTACATGCCATAGTAATATCCTCGTTTACGCTGCTCTTCAGTCAACTCAGCATTGCCCATTGTCGCAGGTTTTATCGATTCCATAAATAGCGGTAGAAGCATATCAACACCAAATGCAATGTTACCGAAGTCACGACCAGGGTTAGCCACGCCTGTTAGATCAGACTGGCCTGCTGCTTGTGCTGCCATAGGTAGAGCTGAATCTGGTACATCAGTGCCTGCAAATGAGTTGTTAGCCAATGCAGCCAGTATAGCACTACCTGCTGCTCCACCCTTAATGCTCGCATCTTTGTAGCTAGATCCTGCGGTAGATTGAATATCTCTGATATCACGACCTTCTTTGTACCATGAAGGATTATCGATACCGCCCGCCATATCCATAATTCGATTGCGTGCCTCTTCTAGGGAGATCTTACCTGCTTTCTGCAGAGCCATTACATCGTTAACGGCTTTGACGTTTTTCTCTGTCTTGAACCCGGCAGGGAATAGACCGCGAACACCTTCCCAGGTAATTGATTGCATTTCACGCGGTAAAACACCTGCCTGTTCAGCAGCCTGGCGATACGCATCAGCATACACACCGTATGTACCCTTAGCGCCTGTGCTTGCAGAGCTTGCTGCACCGGTACCAAAGTTGTGTGCAACAGGTATTGATTTACCACTGAATGGCTCAACCAGACCCGCTGCTACAGCATGTGTATCGATGGTAACATCACCAAACTTAGCATTTGGATCGATGATGTTGTTGTAGAAATTACGGACCTTATGCATTCCGCCCATCTGTTTTGAGATGTTCTCTTGGGTAGGGTTCTCAAGCACGGAAATGGCCTTAGCTATCTCGGTGTTACTACCCCAACCGGTCTTCTTGTCTTCACCTTTTGCTGTCTTAGCAAAGTCCATGAACTGACCATCTGCACTCACTATACGGTGGGCACGATTGTTGTATGTCTCATCAAAACCACGAACGTACATGGCTTTCTGCGTATCAGTAAGCTCTTCCCATGGCTTAGATACGACCTCTTTAAGGTCTTTAGCGTACTTCTCATCGCCATATATGCGACTGAAAGTATTCTTCATATCATCGGTTACACCAAAATCCTTCTTGGTCTTAACGATGTCTATTAGTCGCTCTGCCAGTGACACGTTCATGTACCAGTCTTTTTGCGGTGACAGTGCTGCCATTACGCCTGCTACAGAATTTGGAGCAACCTGGTATTCAGCAGCAAACTGGTTAGCTAGTTTGTTAGCCCCGTCGTACCACAGCTTACTCTGATCACGAACCTCTTCAGGGATTTGATCAAACATCCATAGCAGGTTGTCACTTACACGGTCTCGGAAATCATTGAACACTCGATCCGGGCGACGCGATGAAATTGGTGTATTGTATCCACGGAGCAACTCGGCATTGCGTGCTACCTGCTTATCACCACTCGCCAACATAGAGTCAACGTCGATGATCAGGTTGTTCAGTATTGGGTTCTCTTGTGCTGTTTTAGCCGTAGGGAATCGAGTAGCAATACGGGCATCATCTGGTGTAAATATTCCACCTGCATTCTTAACCCATCCTGCCTCTGCATCTTCAGACTGGAGTGCAGCGCCAAGACCTAGACCACCCGCTGTAAGGCCAGACAGAGCGCCCATGATATTTGGACCTTTGTATTCTGGATCAAATGCAGCGTTTACAGACTTAACATCACCGCCACTAAATGCACGCGATGTTGCCGGATTTGCAAGGTTTGACTCTGCAGCTTCAGGAAAGTATTTATTCAGATAATAGTTACCGATACCGGGATCGATGACGTTTTTAAATTCGGTAGATTTAATACCTTGTTTGTAGTTCTGGTCAAAAATATTATCTGTAGAGATTTGCTTTGAGTATGTATCTGGCGTTACTTCTATGCCATTAAGATTGCTCCACAGATTACCACCTACGTCGTAGCTGACCTCTGGGTTTTTAGTATAGACAGGATATACAGCACCGACTGGATTACCATCTTTCATGGTCATACCATAACTAGATGCCACATACGGATGACTACTTGCCCAAGACGCTCGGTCATTATTGATGTACTCCTGACCACTCCTTGAGCCTTTGTAGAACACATTATCTACGTCATAACCCTGCTCGGCAGCACGGGCCATACGACTAGCCTCATCCATTGGCAGTTCGCCAGAACTGATGCGCTTTGCTACAGACTCTGGATAACCAAGAGCCACTAGGTCTTCAACTTTGCGACCAATCCAATCAAGAATGCTAGACACGAACTTCCCTCAAAATAGATAAAGCTCGCCCATAGCTATTTTAACGGTATTGGCTAATTAAGCAACACCGCTAAGGTTTCTGCGTAGTGGAGTAGACCATGATGTCTGATCAACCAGACCCTTGCGATAGATTGCGATCATACCGAAGGCATCTGCACCATGCGATGACCAGTCATGCTCTGGACCTAAGCCCATGTTGCGTGCCTCGTCTCTCTTCTCGTGATACCAACCCAGTGCCTCTCGACCGTACTTGGTGTTCTCATCGTGGAATCGTACCGATGGGAACATACGACGCGTAGCCTCAATACGGGCCATTACAGCACCTGCACCCTGATTAGGTATAACGTCAGTGACAAACCCGGCATCGCGCAGGAATGACTCAGGTGTAACCTTGTAGACCATATCGTGCTTTCGTCCATCGTGTGGCAGCACACAGATAGCCTCTTCGTATCCGCGCTTGCGCATCCACCCTACATGCTCATCAAACGGCTGACCCACAGCTTCGTAGTAATCCACTACACGAACCTCTTCACCGATGAACTGAGCCACCCAGACGGCAGTAGCATCTGACCGGTTGGACGTGCCACCTATGTCCCAGAATGCATAGGTCTTGTTGATAGGGTCACGACCAAAGAATCCAATACGTTGTTCCAGTGCAGCAGTAGACAGTGCCTGGGCATAGTATGCACCTTCTAGCACCGTAGCGTACTCACCTTCCCAGACGTGTGGATATCTGTCCGGTGTCATACGGAAACAGTCGTCCTTCTCCTGCAGCAGGACACTACTCAGCCATGGATTATCTGACCAGTTAGCACGAACGACTACAGCGCCCTCTGGGATATTCTCACCACGCAGTAGCTGATCGATCGCATCAGTAGGACGACTAGGGTTCCATGATGCCCAGATCTCTGACCCTTCTTTACGGATGGTAGGCGTTAGCAGCTCCAGTGATCGGTGCGAGATAGACTGAGCCTCCTCAATCCATGCCCGGTCGAAGCCTTCAAGTGACTTTATAGAGTCAGCAGTGTGATCCTGCATACCCATGAAGATGATGATGCCATCACCAGGTGTCTCGATGTGCTCTCGCAGTACCTTAAAGCCTTGAGCCTCACCTAGACCATATGCCTGCAGCTTATCCTCGATCAGTCGCTTAGATGATTGCTTGAGTGATTTCTGCACCTCACGGATACAGACAGAGCGCATACCTGGATTGCGTAGATGGTCATCTATCATCAGCTCGACAAAGAAGTGCGACTTACCACTACCACGACCACCCCAACAACCCTTATAGCGTGCAGGATGCAGTAACGGCTCAAAGACCTCTGCGGTCTTAAACTGAATCTTAGTCTTGTGTATCTGTTGTGTCATCGCCCGGCCTAATGATTACTCGCTCTACAAGTGTTGGCATAAAGGTGCCGTCAGATGATGTGTGGTCCAGTGTAGTCTTATTGAACCCATGCATAGCGTTAAGCTCTTTGACTGAGCTGATACGCTCCATGTTTGTAGACTCAGCGCCCCTAGCAATAGTTGCTAATACCTCTACGCTGTCTGCTCTATCCCATAAAGAGATATCTGATAACTGCTTGCGTAGGTCGCCAACCCTTGAGGAAACCTTGGGGTCAGCCATTAGCTTAGATGCGCTTTGCTGTACTGATTCAGGCTTAGTGGTTGGTTTTACATCGAATGCTGTGCGGTATGCATCTGCCTGGCTCATGCCGTCGGCTACACACTGTGCAAACTTCTCTTGCTTTGGCGTTAGTTCCATATCGGTGCTCCAATGAACGTCCCAATGTTGTTAATGCGCCAAGTATATATCAACCCAAGTAGCCTTCCAATGCTGCTGCAAATAGGAATAGGCCAAGTATTACTGTCGCAGCGTATGGTGCTTTAGTCATCCAGAAGTTACTCATGCCTTTGCCTCCCATGCTTTCTTTACCATCGTCTTGTAGATCTCGATGACAATATCATTGCCGTACCAGTTGGTCTTACTCTTAAGAACTTCGTTGGCTGCCTCTATCATATCTTCACTTGGTTCGATCGGTGCAAAGATATAAGGACCATGGTCGCATCGCTGTTTCAACCCTTCTACATGACCACGGTACCAACCATGACTAAAGGCGTTTTGTGCTAGACCTTTACCCCTAGTTCCTTTTGGCAGTTCAGCCCACCATCCATCAAACGCATTGAATACTTCTTCTCTGCTATTCATCGTGCTCGCCCTCGATCTCGTATGACATGTGTTCGTCTGCATCAACCTTATCTAGGATGTTGCGTGTAATGAATCGACGGTCCCACTCTGCCATCTGTGTCTGCTTGTTAGCGATTAGCCAATCAACAACACGGACGCACTCAGGAATGGTCATGTCGCCATCTGGATTAGTAACCAAGTCAGCGATCATCTCTTCGCGTGTAACTAGCTTGTAAAACATTGTTATACCTCCTCGATGGTGAATCGGTTGAAACGCTTTTTAAGCATCTTACGAAGTGATTCGTAGTTTGATGCGCTGATGACGGTAGTGTATTTACCACCGTCTTCCCAGTATTGAATTCTATAAGCAGTCATTACTAGCTCCAGTGGCTACGCGATGTAGCCGTTTAGTTTCATGCCGTCTTCAAGCTCCTGCTTTGCTGCTAGTAGCTCTGACTCGAACTTGATAGAAAAACCTTCTGGATCGTACATAAAGTCGCGCAGACCAATCTGGCGGTTAGATAGCACGTTGCGCACCTGGAATGGTTTCGCTTCAGGCCATACAGTATTTTTTACTGCTTTGATTGCTGCCTGGTAGTTGTTTGCAATGTTTGTGTTAGTCATTTGTCTCGCCCTCTGTTTCAATACAAGTATTATCTCAAAACGGTATCGAGTCGTCAACACTTTTTGTTTCATTTGTTTGCATTAATTGATCACGCTTACCCTGGATACCTTCCAACCGGGCTTCGGCTAGTTGGACCCTGCGCTTGTCGGCTAGTGTGGTTGGTGGTGTTACCTTTGCCATCTCTACCACTAGTCGATCCATCTTCTCTTCCTCCTGCATCTTCTTGGTAATTACTGGTCTCTGGTATTCAGAGTCAGGTGCAAAGATCTCTTTTAGATCTAGCCCAAGCGACTGCATAACATCAGGACCACCGGCACCACATACAAAACAGTAACAACCGACACTTCCATCACTCCTCTCTGATATCATCAGATTTCTGTCTTTACCTTTATGCACCGGACATGGTGCACGCCATTTAGCCTTTCCGCTTTGTCTTACGTTATCCAGGCTTCCCAAAATATTATCAATGCTCATGCTGACTTCCTCTTCGCCCATCGGATGTTCTGACTAGTGATCCAATTTCTGACATCTTGTGGTATCTCTAAGCCACGATATACAGGTCCGATCTTGTTAGGCCATACGCCAAACTTCTCTTTGTATTTATGTTTTGCCCAACCGTCGTTGTAACCCTTACTTCTAGCGTAGTTTACAAGACCGCCATACCACAATTGTTTCTGCTCTTTTGTGTAGGCTTTATTATCTACCTTAGCTACCTTCTGCAGCTCCTCTTCAGTGGTCTCTAGTTGGACCTTGATCGGAACCTCGTAACCACATGAGCAGCGCAGGCCGATGAACTCTCGGTAACACTGTGGGCACTCTCTTACCTTTGGCTCTGGCTTATCTTTGTCCGTCGTCAGACTGCGCTCGTCGTATTGCTTTTCACCGTCGTCTAGCTCTGCCGGTACGATGTCTTCAGCAAACCCATGCAATGCCAGGTTGTTGGTGTGGGATAACACGATAGCATTCTCTTTGCCTGGTGCCGTCCTTAAAATTCTTCCAATTCTTTGGACCCAGATAATTTTTGATCTGGTTGGAAATGCGTCAATGAGGCAGCTCGTCTTTGGACTATCCCACCCTGTATTCAGTAGGCGCGAACAGGATAGGATCAAGAACTCTCCACGATCGTGTGCATCCAATATCAACTGACGGTGTTCTTTATCCATGTAGCCATCAATGTGTTCTGCGCCAATACCTGCTGCACGGAACTCTTCTACCAGTTGTTTGCTGTGTCGGATGCTAGGCGTAAATGCAACTGTCTGCCTTCCCTCAGCATGCAGCTTCCAGTTCTTAATGATATCACCGTTAAGCAGCTCATCCTTCTCGATAGCCTCAGCCAGATCACGCTCATCGTAATCACGACCACCGGTTGGCAGTGTTCTACTGCGCACTCCCTCGGTAGCTATCTTGCGACCGGCATAATAGTCAGCCGGGCAAAGGTAACCCTGAGCCAATAGATCACGCGGTGTAATCGGCACGATCAGATCATCGTAATACTTACCCAGACCACGGCTCATTGGCGTTGCTGATAGACCAATAAAGATAACTGCGTTGTATCGCTCCATCAGCTCGATTAGGTACTTTGGTACAGTGTGACACTCATCGACGATCGCCAGGTCAAACTCGAATGGTCGCTTGCCTGCCTTTGCGCGTGCAGCCAATGTCTGGATTGAGCAAATTTGGACAGGTTTACTGTAATCGGTACGCCAATGATCAGCCTGCATGACACCTACTGGTATCTTGTGATCATCGAAGCTCTCTAGCGCCTGTTCGACCAGGGTGATACGGTCACAGATGAACACTACCTTTTTACCTTTCTCTACAGCATTCTTAATGATCGCTGCTGCAGTGATGGTTTTACCAAACGAAGTAGGTGCAGCCAGGATTGGTCGCTTGTGACCGGTCGCTATTGATTGGCGTAGCATGTTGATCGCCAATTCTTGGTGTGGGCGTAAATTCACATCAGCCTCCTACATCTTTTTAAATTTTGAATCTGTCTGGCGTACTAGATAGATCGGACCATAACCTAGATCGCCAATAGAATCTTCATTAATCAGATCCTCTGCAGTCACATAACCAAGTATGTCGATCAGGTTATCCTCAACGTATGCCAGGATGTAGACCTCTGTGCTGCTTTTCTTTTTATTCAGTGTGGCGGTCATGCTGCCATGCTTAATGTCGGTCGCTTTCACATCGACCTTTTTATCTTTAATGATGCAGTCGTAATCATCAACACCGAAGTTAAGATCAGGCCATGCATTGAATAATTTACACACTGCCATCTCAGCTCTAGCACCAATAATGTTTAGGTACTCACCGTTTTTCTTACACATGCGCAGCTTATTGTTTTTGTAATCAGCTTCACGGCCTTTACCAACGTAGTCAGCAATAGCCATTTCACTCACTGTCAGCTTGACTAACCTTCCCATTTTACCCTCCCGTTTTCGGACAATAGTAGGTCTTTGATGGACTATAGGTGATCCATCTGGCCTTTTGTCTTCTCGTCTATACAGTCACAGTCATCAGCAATCATTTCGCGGTATATGCAGGCTGATAAAACCCGATCCTCTGCCACCGAAGTGGATATCACCATTAACGCTGTTTATTCCCGTCCATCAAAGGTCGGACTGTACATCTGCATTGTTCGCAGGTGGTGCTGCAGAGGCCACACAAGTTTGATACCCAGGCGAGACTGGGACAATACTGGTACTAAACATCCATAGACTGTGGATAAGTAGCTTTAAGCTGTGGATAAGAACATGAGTAACTTTCAGGAAGGATTTGCAATAGTCCGATACGGTCCGTTACAATATAACAAGTGCTGATTAAGCCACTTGGTATTCTTTCTGAATGTCTTTGTCTTAGCCAGTAGCCGAGGAGTTGGTCGCTCCGTTCAGCACTGTCTTTTTACTTTACCCCACTCGTTCACAAAATCAAATAGCTTTCACATTTTTGAATAGCCATTCACAAAAACTTATAGGTCTGGCTCCTGCTGTTCTTCGATTGCCTCTTCAACACTTAGCTCTGCTTTCCAGTCGTAACGATCGATAGCATCAATTAGATTACCTTCTTCATCACCACCGATTACACGCACGACGTTGAACATGTCGTATGGGCAGTATTTGATGTACACGTCTAGCCACTCATCGTTAGCGTTATATACTTCAAACACGTCATCGTAATTTTCTTTAATCTGCATGAAATGCCTCTTTGGTATCTTTTTGCATTGCTCTTGATAATACTTTGCGATGTCTTCAATTTTTACCGTATGTGCTTCACCATCAGCTTTAACTGTGTAAGACATGACTGGTCTCCCTGGCAGGCTTACGCCTGCTCTCCTGATAACCAAAGTTGTGCAAATGGGCGAAACTCACCGTTACGCTGTTTAATCATTGGACGGTTGATAAAAGAGACATAAACCATCTGTCGATCACCGTCAATTTTAAGCGCGTTAGTGATAACAACTTCTTCACCAGACGTAGAAACTACTGCGTTAGCTGAATCAATGCGGTCGATTTTTACTTTCTGATTTACTGCAAACATTGTGTATCTCCTTAGTTGGTGTAAACATTATATGATTACTACTAAGGGTACGTCAACACTTTTTGTTTCTTATTTTCTTTAAATGTCGTAATCGCTTACGAAATATTGCCGTACATCTCTGCAGGTACTCGATTGTGAACTTGCGAGTAGTGTTATCCGCCTCTAATGCTAACACCAGGTCTTCACCGATCTTATCCATTAAGCCGAGACGATACGATATAGCCGACCCTGATTCATAGCGGTTACATCGGACGCATTGTCCGTGGATATTAAGGGTGTTAAATCTAAGGTGTCCTGCCGAGCC